CATAGTACTCTCCTTGATTTATAAAAGGACTTGCGTCTATTGTATAAGCCTCATTATTTAGCATTATGTCAGCATCTAAGACTAACTCTGTATTTGAAGCTATTACAGTTACTAAAGCAGTTGTCCCATCTGTTTGGTTTATTACTTTATTTCCTACACTTACTGTAGTGTTAAAGTTTTGTCCTGTTTGTATTAATCTATTTGTAGCTTGGCTTGTAGTCGTTCCTGAGTCTACTTCGCCTCCTCCACTTACTAAAGTAGGAGTGTTTGTGTCTGCATCCCAAGAACCTTTAAATACTAAACCACTAGATATAGTACTAATTTGAGATTGTAATTTTCCAAAAGCATTTAGAATAGTATCTGTAGCAACTATGTTTCCAGCTGCTGGAGTTGGAAGTCCAGTAAGAACTTTTCCTACTACTGCTGAATTTGTTAAGGTTACAGCGCCACTTACAGCAACTGATCCGTCTACACTAGCAATAGTTCCTGTAGCTTCTCCAGAAATAGAAAGATTTCTAGCTGTTTGCCATTTTGTGGCAGTATCAGCATTTCCAGTTAAAGCTCCTGTTACATTTCCTATTACATTTACATTTATTGTAGAGGGTAAACTAATAGTTGCAGTTTGTGCAGAGACAGTACTTACAATTTCATTAGTAGTTCCTAGAATAGATAAACTTTGAGTATTTAGGTTTATATCACTAGTATTACTACCATCTGTTATGTCTAAATCTGAGGCTGCATCAAGTGTATCTACATAGGCAGTCGTAGCAATTTTAGTTGAGTTATTTCCTGCACTTTGTGTAGTAGCTGTAGAACCATTTGGCAAAACAACTCCAGCTGTAGGGAATTTTAAATTTAATCCTTGGTTTAAAGCTGTCGCTACTATTTGGTTTGTAGTTCCTGTTATTGCTAGAGTTTCAGTATTTAAATTTACGTCTCCTGTTCCAGAGTCTCCAGAAAAATCTAAGTCTGAAGCTGAATCTAAATCCATTACAAATTTTGTCGTGGCTACAGTTTGATTTGAAGTTCCAGCATTTTGAGTTGTAGCAGTTGTAGCTGTGTTTATAGTTCCATTTAAATCCCCTACAAAAGTTGCTCCTGTATAAGTTCCACTTATTGTAACACTATTAGGTAAACCTATAGTTAATTTTTGAGCTGAAGCACTAGTAACTATTTCGTTAGTAGTACCTGCAATATCTAATAATTGACTGTCTAAGTCTACTGCACCAGTACCAGAGTCCCCTTTGAAATCTAGGTCTTGACTTGTTACGTGAGTATCAACATAATCTTTTACTGCAGCCGAAGTAGGAAGGGAAGTGTCATTATCGTTATTAGATATGCCGTCTGCCTCGTTTACTAACTTATTTATAGTTACAGCAGTTGATGTCCCTTTAAAATTAGCAAATTCTAGTATTCCAGTAGTTTTGAGGTCTCCGCCTGTGTTTAAATATACACCTGAATTATTCCCTAACCCATCCGACATTTGTTTAAGAGTAGCTGTTAAAACATCGTTGTCAGCAGTTTTAAACAGACTCTTATAAGTTAAACTAATTTTATTTCCTGTTAATGTACTCATTTTTTATTTTTTTTAGGTAAACAATTAACTTATCTACATTTTTGTTTTTAATCTTATTATATTCTTTTTTTATAATACCCATCCTACCCAATTAGCTTGTCCATCAGGGAACATATCGTCATTTGAATTACTATAGTACTCTGGAAATTTAGTTGAAGCATTATAATTCATATAGTCTATAAATCTTCTTGTATAAAAGTCTGCAAAGTCTCTATATTTTTGCACTAAGAAATCTATTTCATTCTTAGTAGGCAATTCTGCGTTTTCACTTCGATGCCTATAAGTACCTCCTTGTTTTACAGCATAATTTGAGAATGGCATATAATCAACCATACTAAACATTATTAACATAGGTTGTACATATTCATTTACTAGTAAAAAATAATCTGGATTATCTGCATTAGTTAAAGTTCCAGCTGTAATTAAAGCAGAGATTTTGTTGTATAACTCAGTTCCAAGGTAGTTTTGAATGTGCATTTCTTGGGCTATTTTAATAAAAGGTAAAAGTTTGTCGGTATCTACAGATCCGTCAATAATAGTATTTTTAACTAAGTCATTTCTCGATATAAATAAAGGTGTAGCCATAATTTTATTTTCTATAATTTGGATCTAAAGACCACCAGTCATTTTTAGGTTGAGCTACTTGAGCCACTTCTGGAACATTAGTTTCTATTTGAGCCTCTTTTTTTAAACTAGGGTCAAGAGCAGAAATTTTACGTCTTGCCTCTGCAACAGTTATTCTTTTATTATTTTTTCTTAAGTATGTCCTACGCTCCCAATAATGTTGACAATTAACTCCTCCTTTATAAAGCCAAAGATTATAAGAGTCTGAACCTCCTGGTCCAAAACCAGGATTATCACTACTTTCCTTGTCTAAGTCTTCCATTCTATAAACCTTTCTATTGTTCCACATTTTACGACAAAAATCTCTTTCTGGATTATTACTACCATAATACCTATAACGAACTTTAATTATACTAGTATCTTGAGAGCTTTTTTTATTTGGAGTACTAGTAGGTACAGAAGCTAATTCAGTAGCAAATTTTAAAGCGTGGTTTAGCATTTTGTCAAACTCATTAGAAGGTCTAGAATCTATTAACTCATATCCTTCCATTTCCTCATCTTCTCCTTTGTCTTTTAACTCTTCTAATATTGCTTTAGTTAACTCTTCATTTACATTTAAAGGAACACAATTAGGAACTTCTTTTCCGTCTTTCATTTTTGTTCCTATTTGCTCATAACCTTTCCAACAAGGAGCTTTTAAGTCTGTATGCTCTTGACAAGGCATATAGTAAGTTTTTTGCTCCTCTTCGTCAAAATGTTCGTGATAACCCATACATCCCATTTCATTAGCTTTGCTTTCTGCTTCTGCTATAGTTTCGTATGCTTCTTTGCCATCTATTTTCTTAAAGCTAAATTTTTGTCCTGTTTCCTTTTCAATTTGCTCTTCGTTAGTTGCATTTGCTAAGTCATTAAATTCTAATGGTTGTAGAGTTACAAAGTATAAATTAAGGACTATATTATTATAAGCTAAAATATCATTAAAAGCATTTAATAGCATCTGTTGAAAAGGAGCTATTACCGTATTGTCCATAAGAGTTGAAGCAGTAACAATTTCATCTGCATTATTTCCAAAACCTGTCATATCTTTAATTCCAAATAAAATAGGACTAGTAACCCTATGAGCTACCATTATTTTTTTCATACTCTCTGTAGAAAGAAATTCATATTGTTGAGGAGCATCACTCAATTGAACAGTTTCCATAGTAGCCGCTGAATCTTTGTCATCGTTAAAAGCTAGTATAAAACGTCCAGCTGCTGAACTACCAGTATATTTAGCAGCAATTTTTTGTTCTATAATATTTCTCTCCTCTTCTGTAGGAGTTCCATTATTAAAATTTAAAAGCATTCCTGGAGCCATATTATTCATCACATTTGATAAATGGAAATTTCCTATTTCCTCTTCAAGCTCTGCATATTGAATTCCTCCCTGGTAATCTACAGGGCTATAATATTTAAAGCCCGGAGTATAAGATTTTATATATAGAATTTCTATTTCATTTTGAGAAGTTCCAAAGGCTGGTATTCTTTCTAAATGGTCTCCATTTTGATACTCAGACCAATCATAATAATAATAATAGGCTTGTACTTTTCCATCTCCGTCTTCTAGTATTTTTTCTGCTCTAAGAGTTTCTATTGGTATGTGTTCAACTGTAGCTATTTTACTTCTATCTTGAGTGTATATAATTTGCAACGCACCCTGTCCCATCATTTTTAAATCTAGTGCTAATCTAGTTTGCATCTCTTCAGACAATAAAGATTTCATTTGAGCATATTCAGAAGGCTTTCTATTTGAGTCTGTAGCCTCTAAATATCTTCCTACTATCATTTTAGAAATTCCATTTATAATAGCATTGTTAGTTGCGCTTCCTAAAAATCTATCTATAAGAAACTGAAAATACATATTGTCAGAGCCATAGCTAACAAATTCCTGGTTTGATACTTCTTTAATTTCTGGAGTTGTGTATGTACTTAGTTGTAAAAAATTAACTTTCATATTAAAATATTATATAGTCATTATTTCCGGATGTATTTTCTTTGTAAACTCCTAAATTCATATCGTAATACTCATCATTAGACTGGTCTATAGTTTGGTCTGTACAAAATATCTTGTCTCTATAAATTACATTTCCACTAGTATTGCTTATTCTCATATCGTAATATCTTCCTTCTACTAAATTTAAATTCATTGTTACATTTACATAATCATTCACTATAAGTAAACCTACTTCGTCTTCCCAATCATTACTCGCTAACTCCCAGTTTATATTATAAGTATTCCATAAACTACCACTTGTTAAAACACAGGTTTCAATATTAGTACTTTCATCCCTTATACAAATTGTTACATCTGTAACATATTCCCTAGGAATAATACTAAAAGTCTGAGGATTGGTAGAAGTAGTTAATATTATCATTCGTTCCTTTAATAGTATAACGTATAAAAAAGATTATTTGTACTAACATTTATAAAAAGAAATAGGGGATAAATCCCCTACTCCTAATCTAAACACAGAAAATTATTAAGGTTGTATTGGACTTGATGCTATAGCTAAAGCATTAATAACAGCAGTAGCACAAAAGAAAGCTGGTAGCTGCTCCTGAGCCGTGAATGTTAAATTTGTCCCAGTAAAATCTGCTAATGCAGTTCCAGTCCCAATTGTCCCAGCAGAAACATCTGCTCCATTATAAGCTCCTACTAAGAAATAATTGCTATTGAAATCTTGCACAAATACGTGAGGATTTCCTTTGCATACATCTTGTATTTCAGCTTGAGTTAATTTGTCAAGTTTTTGTAATTGTATTGTTACGTTTTGGTCATAATAGACCGTTCCGTTTTCAGCTGAAGCTGTAATAGTTTGCTCCATTCCTGAAGATCCAGGCTTAACTAAATATTGATAAGCTGCTGGAGTTGTTCCTATTGCAGTTACTTCAGCACCTGTAATAGATAGAGCTCCTAAAGCTCCATAATCTACTAGTAGTATGCTTTTAATTCCACCTACCCCTTTTAAACACGGTAAGTCTCGTCCGATTTGTAATATGTTACACGCCATTTGATTTTTATATTTTATAAAAAAAGGGTAGATAGGTTGTCCCCACCTACCCTAATTTTTGGTTAATTTAATTTTAAGAATAAACGACTATGTCTGAAGAAATTCCATAATTTACTCCAGCAGAAAATCTTGCGATAATTCTACAATTCTGGCTTCCGTCAAGGTCTGACATATCTAAAAGTTTAATTTCTGACATATTTCCAACTAAAGAAGTTCCGAAGTAAAGATTTTCCTTCTCAGCGAGCATCATAGAATTGTCTGACATTCCTTGTCCTACAAAAATAGAAATTCCGTCAAAAGAAAGAGATCCGTTATTCCACCACTGATTACCCATAGCATTAGTACCTGCAGCACCTAGTCCGTTAGCTCCAAATCCTCCTAAAGATCTAACGTAAGCCTTAGCTACGTTTTGAGATACATATAAGAATAAAGATTCTTTGCCATAAAGTGCATTTGGAAGTTGGTCAACTACAAGTCCCATTTGAGCTACTACATTTGCTGATGTAATTGCAGCCGCAGCAATTCTTTGAGCAGCTGGAATAGTAGTATCAGCAGCCGCTAGTGTTACTAGACCTGCATACTCTCCATTTACTCCTGCTGTACCTCTCCATATAGTTTGCTCTGTTTTTTGTGCAATCTCTGCTGCAACGTGAGCTAATATAAAGTCTGAAAACTGAGGAGGTAGATTTTTAAATCCACTAAACCCCATAGACTGAGCCTCCCAATCCTTCAAAAAGTCGGATTTGCAAATTTGCAAATTTACATTTAGGTTGGAGGGTTCTAAAATTCTTTCAGTTAAATCTATAGAAGAATTTGGAGTAAAGTCACAACTAGCGTCTGTTACTAAAGACCCAGTAGATACTTTTTTTATAACTTCTTTATAGTTAATATTTGGCTTAACTGTAATTCCACCATCATTAATTGTACTTGCAGAAAGTAAAGCTGCAGCTATGTACTGATTTCCAAAATCCCCCGAATAACTGGTAGTAATATTTGTAGCAGTCGCTAATTTTATATTTCTTTTCATTTTATTTTTTATTATTTATTAATTAATTATTATGACTCAAAAGCCCAAATTCCTTGCGATCCGCAAATTGCCCATTCAGTTGAAGATATTGAACATAACTCTACCCAGTCTCCATAAACAGAAGTTCCTGCTGTATTTATTATATCCTTATCTAATACTCCTACTCCGCTACTTGCTGCAGATACTACAGAGTCAGCTAGTGTAAAAGAACCTACTATTTTGTTGTTAGCGTGAGGGCTTAATGTAATCCCGTGCGTCCCAGCAGTTCCTATATTTCTAAACCTGTAAGACATTCCTACATAGTTAGCATTTAATTCTGGCAAAGTGTGTGTGTGTGTTCCTCCAGAAGAGTTTTGGTCAATACCAGCGTCAGAAACTGAAATAGCTTTATTACCCACTAAAGTCTCTTGTCCTGGTCTGTTACGATTAACGTCATTAGACGATGTTTTAAATGTACTCATTTTTGTTTTTTATTTTTTAATTTGATTTATTTTAGCTAAGATTCTATCCATAGTATTCTCTGGTCTATTTTGACCATATAGGAAAGTATCATTTTGTTTATTAGTTGGAGCGTGAGCTAAAGGCTTTCTAGAAGGTTGTTTAGACATTTTTTCTTTTACTTTGTCTACTTCTCCATACTTTTTTTTCAACTCTTCAATCTCTTGTTTTACCTCTTCAATTATTGGAGAAACTACTTCTACAACAGCTGCTATAATATCCCCCATTTCTGGAGCAACTTCGTCTGGTACATCTACAATAATTTCCTCTTCCATATCTTCTCTCTCATCTTCCTTTTCATCTGCAATTCCGTCTTTATATCCTTCCTCTTCTGCTTCTGGAATATCTTCAAGTCTTACCTCATCTATTAGTCCGTCATCTTTTACGATTAAAGCTCTACCATCAGAAATCATATATTCTCCTGCTGGTAATGGAAGTCTTTCATCTTCGTCTGTTACAATAAAAACGCTTTCGCCCTTATCATAACTATCTGCAAATATTCTTGTCCCATCTTCTAAGACAAGCTCTTCTAGATTAACACTTACTCCTAGAAGTGTGTTAATCTTTTTTAACATTTCACTTGGTTTCATTATTTATTATTTAATTATTAATGTTTATTTTTAACTCCAGAAATTATTCATTCCTGTATATTCTACTACTTCTCTATATTTTGCTTTTGCATCGTTATATAAAGAATTGGACTCTGCTACTCTGTCCCTTAAATTATCATAGTCTTCATATATGTCGTTTGGATTTATTCCAAGCTCATCAGCTGCAACTTGAAGTTTATCAAGTTTTACTTTTAAATCAGCTGCATAATCTTCTAACAATGTGACTGGTCCGTTTACAATATAATTATCTAAATCATATTTACTTTTGAAGTCTTCATAAGCTACTATTATTTCGTCTCCATATTCATAAGCTAAATAACTAGCATCGGACTCTGCTTCATCAAAACTATCTATTTCGTTTTCAATGTCGTCTACAAGAGATAAGTCTATTTTCTTTTTTGTGCTTAATACTGCAAAAACTTTATTGTTTTCAGAGTATAGTTTGTTAAGTATGTTTTTAAATGCTTTCATATTAAAATCCTAAATTTTCAAGTTCTCTTTTTTGTTCTTCAAACCTACCCTCTACATATTCTAAATAATCTAACTGGTCTAAGTGTTCTTGCCA